TGCAGCGTCAAAGAAGAGCTCGAGCGATACGTTGGCTTCAAGGAAGCCGCGCGTGTGATTCTTGTAGGTGTCGCCGATCGCGGTCGTGTCGATCATGGCGCGCGACATATTCACGGTCGCCGTACCGACGTTCGTAACGGTCGTACTATTGATCTTGAAGGACGAAAGGGTTGTATTGGTTGGCATTAGACAAGCGCTCCATAGATCGTGTAGTTAGACGTGCATATCGCCGGATTCTGTTCGTCGCCGTCGGCCACGACTGGATCATCAAGCACTCCGAAACCTGTATTCACCACGGCGTAGGATGAAAGCCAAAAGGGCAAATTTGAGTCGATCGAATCGGAAAGATCCTGCGCAGCGATCATCGAATCCGCGATAGAAGCGATCGACACTTCGTACGACGCGAGCGTCTTATTTCCGAGCGCCACGCGCGCGCCCGCGGAGAACGTGACTACGACTGCGGGCAGTATTTGAGATTGAAGCCGAGCACCAACCACGACGCGCGAGCCGGCAGTCGTAGAAGAATTGATGATCGCTTCTACTACTTGGCTCTCAATCATGCGACCTCCGTGCAGTCAATTACCGCAACTCGGTTTCGTTGGTCGAGATTCCTAATTCCGTTGATACGAAGCGTCCGACCACGGAACGTGAGCCGATCCACAGTCGAGACGGAAAGACGTGCGATGTTGGGCCAGCGCGTGCGGAGTTCGAAAGTTCCGATCACGTTCGCGCCTTCGGCGTAGAGCTGCTCGCCCGGAGCGCTTTCAAGTCCGGCGCATCGAATCGTACCGACGTTTGTATAAGTTTGAGTTCGCCGGCCGAGCGCGTCGACAGTGGTGGCGGCGCGCAGTACCGTCGTCACGAATACGGTGCGCCCGCCGGAGATCATCGGAACGGCCCACGCATTCTGAGATGTTCAAGCATGAATTGTGCGCCGAGCGGCACGGTTGAGAGTGAAATTGGTTGCGCCGCTTCGGGGTTGTTGTAGTGCGCGCCGACGATTGAGATGATCACTTGGTCGACTGACGGTGGATATGTCACGTACCCGGCCACGTAGGTAACCGTCGCGAGCGTGCCCGCTTTCATCTCTGGCGTGTTGAGAAACACGATTGCGGCGAGTTCGTCGGAGTCGTCTAGCCAATAGTCGACGCCGGAAGTCATAGTCACCGTCGAGCCAGCGGGGTTCGTATACGTGACACTCGTAAGCGACGCGAACGGAACGACGCCAAATACCGAGCGATTGAACGATGTAAGCTTCATCGTGCGCGTCGCACTTGAAAGCGCGAAGCCGCAGTATCGCTCGACAAAATCGGTGACGTGAGTAATCAGCGACGCGATTAGCGTATCGTCGTCGGTGTAATCAATCCGCATAGCGGATTTGACGTTGGCAGTGGTTACAGCCATAAATCTTTCCGCGCACTTTCGCGCGCAGAGAGACGGGGAAAAGAAGTTAGCAGGTGATTTGAGCGAACGCGCTCACGTTCATTAGGTGGCAGTCGGTGCGCGCGTAGGTGTAGAGCGTGACTTGGTGAGTCGAGGCCGCGCTATACGGATCGACGAGCGATGTCATACCCGTGCGATCGAAGATTTCAAAGTAGTTGAAGTCTCCGACGGTCGCGAATACGTTGCCGTTCGTAGTGGCCGTGGCCATGTATTGGCCGATCGAATACGGCACGCCGTACAGCAACCCGGGCGCGCCGCCCACCATCGTTTGCGAATTCGCCGGAGCTTGAGTCCAGATGTACTCCGTCGCGCCGGAACTCGTAACCGAGTTCTTAAGCTTGCGAGCAACGCGCACGAACGTATCGGAAACGAGCCAACGGAAGCGGGGCGAGTTGCGATACTGCGGCTGAACCAAATGCACAGTGTCGATCAGGTTGTCCGCGGTAATGGTTGTAATCGCGTTAGTGCCGAGATCGGTCGTCTGTGACGCGGTTGTAATCATCACAGACGCGCTATCCGATCCGACGCCCGCGATGCCTTGCGGCTGGTTCGTACCAGTTCCGACGGTGTACGCTTCTTCCATCTTCAAGCCGAGCGACATACCGATTCGACTCGCAACGTAGTCAAGTCCGCTTCCGATTCCGCCTGAGCCGATCGCATCCTCAATGAATTCTTGCGACATCTGAGTCGCACAAACGTACTTGTACGGAATGATGGAAACGGCGGTGTTGAATGTCGGATCGCTCGCAGTAATCGCGCCGGTTTCGGCCACGAGCGCGCTGGTTGGAAGTCCGGATTCAATGGTAATGGTTCGTTTAGAGTCGATCGAAGACACTGGCGCGATCGTGCGCAGCACGTTGACCGCGTACATCTTCTCAACGATTCGACGCTCCATGTCGGTCGGAATTCCGGCACCGCTTGAAGCGAGAGACAGCGCGCGCATTTCCGCTTGGTCGCCGGATGAAACAGCCTTGAGCCATCGCATGGCGTATTCGGGCGATGCGAGGTCGTGGCCACCAGCGCGCTTCGGCGCTTGCGCGCGGTACTGCGGCTGATTGCGTTCCGCTTCAAGCGCTTTGATTCGATCGTTTGCGGCGCGAAGCGCGGCGCGATCTTGTTCCGCCAATTCGATCGCGGTCAAGTCGGCATCCATGCGCGCGAATTTCTCGCGCTCTTCGCCGTGTCCGCGTGTGTCCACGTGTTGCGAATCGCGGCCGCTCGCGTCGATTCGTGCGAGTTCCTTGCGGTAAGCGTGCGCGAGGTTTCCGAGTTCGTTCAAGTGTTCCATAGTTTCAGTCTCCGAATGTGAAGTTCGAGCCGTGCTGCGACGGCGTCGGTAAGTGCCGCGTTGACGCAACGCAGGCTCGATGATGTCAAGTCGTACGCGGGATCTTGCACAAGGCTGATTTCCACGAGGCGCGCGGATTCAATCCGGCGCTCGGTGCGCTTCGCGTTCCACGTATCGCGTTCAACGTAGAAACCAAACGACATTTCTCCGGTGAGGTCGCCACGCTCGAGGAGCGCGCGCACGTCGTTACCTAGCGTGGTTTCAGGAAGCGTCGCGGTGTAGTGGAGTCCGTCGGCTCGCGAATCGAGTGTGAGCGTGCCCGACTTCGTGCGCGCGAGCGGCATACTTGCGTCGTGGTTGTAGTAGAGCTTGACGTCGCCGGATGCCGAAGCACCAAACGCGTTTGGTGCGATGCGCTCGACGAAAGTCCGGCCGAGTTCGGTAATTGGTTTGGATGGTGAATCGAACACCACGGCGCGGCCCGTGAGCGTGCGGCCGTTCATCGTCGGCGACGACGAGTAATCACGACGAGAAATCATCGACGTCCTCCGATGTGTCTTTCCCTAGATTCGTTTGTCCGCCGCCGGTGCCCATGTTGAGCGCCACGATTGGATTGTCGAGCCCGTCGAGGGGTTGAAGATCGAGCCACGCGCGCGCTTCGTTGCGCGTGATTACGCCCGACTCGACACCCGTGCGAAGCGCGGCGAATTGCTCCGCGAGCGACGGCCTAGCGATTGAGTCTGAATCAAACGAAATCGTGGAGAAGGGCGCAAGCTTCGCTTCAATTTCAGACGACCACGCCGAGTACCAATGTGTCAGGCACGCGTCGACGTACATACGAGAGAGCCATTCCATCGTGCCGTACGCGTTCGCGCCATGCTCGCTCAAATACGACGTGGGCACGCCGAACAAACGCGAGACGTCTTCAATCGAGTATCGGCGTGCCGCCGCGATTCCCGCGTCGTCGAGCGTCGAGCTAATGCGCTCGACTTTCATACCCTCGGCGAGCACCAGCGGCCGGCCAGCGTTCACGCTTCCCGCGTGCTTGGCCATGAAATCCTCTGATATCGACTGGCGCGCGGCCGCGTTCAACGGGCCCGGATGCACAATCGCTAGCTTCGGGTTTCCCGCGTTTCGCATGACTTCGAGTTGGGCGGTTTCTTGCGCTGCAAGAATCGTGAGCGAAGTGCGGCACAAACGCACGGGCGATTCTCCCCACAGTCCGTCAAGGCTCGGCGCGCGGATGTGAAGCATCGACGCGATCGGGACGTCGCCGTATTGTGAAGTCTTATAGAACGGCTCATCGCCGCTCACGTCGAGCGAGACACTTTCAAGCGTGAGCGGAATAAGTTCGAGGAGTTCGCCGGCAAGCGTTCGATTGATAATCGCAAATGCGTTGCCGTAGAGGCAAGCTTGCATCGTCATAGAGCGGCGCAGTTCGTAGCCGTTCATGTAGCGATTCGGTCGAGCAATCAGCGCTTCGACCGTCTCATCCTCAACGGAGAGCGGCGTACGCGCGATGTCGTTAGAAATTAAAGTCGCCGCGCGATAGACGGGCGTGTATGCGAGCGCGCTGGCCGGCGTGACGTTTGGAATCCCGGCCAAGTCGTAACTTGGCAACATGATTCCGTGCGTTGGCCAGTGGCCAAGCATGCGTTGAAATAGTTTCCGCAGCATGCGCGGATGGTCGCTGTCGACTTAGTTCCGCATTGCACCTATAGCGTGTTTCCGAATTATTCTAGCTCGGTTTCGTAAATACTTGTCGCTTGTCCGCCCCACACGTGGCACGCGATCACGCTCGCCACGAGCGGATCGATAGCGCAATTCGCACGCGATTTGACCGGCCGGATATTCCCGTTTTGATCCCGTTTGGCTTCCGCTTCCGCGCACGCGCGACGGAGGATGGGATCGTCGCCGACGACTAGGCGATTCCCGGCCCATAGATTCTGAAACAACGAACACCCCGGCCCGAACGTCGCGATCGACATCCGATACGACATCATCGGGACATTCTTAAGAATCAATTGATCCGCGAGATACTTCGCGCCCCACGAGTCGTAGGCCACGGCGCGTACGGTGAACTCCTTGCACAGTGCTTGAATCTGCGAGCTTATGAGTTCGTAGTCAATTTCGCGGCCCGGCGAGAGTGTGATTTTTCCCTCTTGCGCCCACGTGCGGATGGGCATCCTGTAGTCGAGTTCGCGTTGGCCGACGTCGGCTTTCGGCCACCAGTAGTGACCACGTAGCGCGACGCGCCCGTCGTCGAGAGGGACGGCCACGACGAGCGCCGACATGTCGAGTGACTTTGATAGGTCGAGCCCACACCACGCGGGACGCCCCGCGAGCGTCGACCAGTCAATCGGCTTTCCGCCCGGCCATTGCGCCATATCCAACCAGCCGCCCGTATTCTCGTCCATCCGCGACGCGTGGTACCGCGAGAAGTCCGCGCGGCTTGCGGGGTTGCGCCGCATGGTCGTCCACGAGCGCCGAAGCGAGGAAAGCGCGGGTTGGCCGTGCAACATGCCGGGGTTCCCCTTGGGCCACGCGCCCTCGTCGTCGAGCGAGTCGCTCGGGTCGAGCCCGTAGAGGATCGGTAGCACCGAGTCGTCGATAATCTCGCCAGTCAGAATCGCTTCGCTCTGTTTCACGAGTTCGGCGTAGTGGTTCTCCGAATTGGATCCCGGCGTCGTGATTATGACGCCCGTAGATTCCCGCCGTTTCGCGCCGCTCGTCGTGAGCTTCGTAAGCGCTCGACTCCGGTACTCGGCGGCTTCGTCGGCGATCCACAACGACGGATTCAATCCGTCGAGCGCGCGCTCCATCGCGGGTAGGGCGTTCATCTCACAGTCCGAGGAGGGTCGGAGAATCCGGTCGAAGCGAACCAGTAGACCGGGTTCCGCGAGCCGTAGCGCCATCGTGCGCGCGGTGTCGAGGCAAATGGTGGCCTGTTGTTCGTTGTTCGCGACCACGTGCACGCGGCGACCGTCGCCGGCGAGCAAGTCAAACAGCGCGAGGCCAGCCATCAGCGTCGTTTTGCCGTTGCCGCGGGCAACTTGGATAATCGCCAGTCGCACGCGGCGTAGGCCGTCGGCGTCGCGCCAGCCGACGATTTGAGCCAGTACCCACAGCTGCCACGGGTGAAGCTCGAAACGCTCGCCGCTCGACTCGCCGACGAGAGTGAGGCGCCGGAAGTGGGCCGCGAGGCGCTCGACGACGGCCCAGTCCATTGAAACGTCCGAGCGTTCGAGGTCGCGCTCGAATCGCTGGGCGGCCGCATAAATCCAACGACCGGCGGGCACGCGCGACGCGAGCACGTCGGCCACGTAGGCACGTACGACGGACTCGCTGGGTGTCATAATTCTCCCTGTA